CTCTTGTTGTTCAAATTCTTTACAATGTCGAGGAGAGGATCAGCTTTCTTGATCTCTCCGGGGTTGAAGAAAAACTCTTCTAATTTCATACTAATTTCTCCTAATGTGTTAAAAATAATCGTGTACGGAAAAAGGCCCGTCGTAGCCGGTCCCACTGCAAGGGCTTTCGGTGGGCGGCAGCCACTCGGATTGTTGCCAGTTGTGTTTTTCAAAATACCAAACACATTGAGCCAGGGCCATAACTAGATCATCATGCTCTCCCTGTTCGGCTTCGAATTTTGCCCGGCCCTGGGCTGTCATGCTGCCCCGAAAAGCCTTTAGTTCGGCCTCTAGCATCGGCAGGAAAGAAGCTTTGGCAGGAACCTGAACACGGCCTGAGTCCCAAGCCATAAGGAACGTTCCCACTAAAAGCGATTTTGAGACGTGATAAGTCCCATCAACATAACTTCCCGCCAGATCGCCGCCGGTTAGCTGAATGGCAACAGGATTGATGCCCTCAGCAACGGCCATGTCATAGACCGCCCGCCCCACCCCTCCGGCGTCTATAACGAACCGCGGAGCAGATACGCCCGCCCGGGCCTGGAATTTCGGGTTTAGGAATACCTTCTTTGCCCATGTCACTATCTCGGGGTAGGGCAGCCGTTGTTTGCGCTTCAGGCTAACTAAACGATAGAGGTTATCCCTGCCCGTTGTACCTGATCCCTGGCAGCATTCCACCACCGCCAGGGCGCTGAAATCATGCAGTTGGGCAGGGTCTAGGCTAACGCCATAAATTATGTTCATCAATAGATCTCCGCTTCGATCTCTTCAAAATCGGTACTCATCGCCCGTTTAATGCGATCTTCATCAAACAGGGTGAACTCATCCGAGACAAATTGGCATTCATACTCTTGCAGGAATTCCCATTCAGGCAGGGCGCGGCGGGCCTCTGCCAGAATCGCAGGGTCTAGCCTCGGGTTCTCTGATGCCTTCTTCTCGATCTTCAGCCAGTCCGGGCCGGCCTCAGTCCATAGCCGATGAAAAAATCCCCGCTGTCCCTTCGGAGTGCTGGCGATGATCAGCCGACCTTTGGGGTTGCTTGTGAACATCGGGAATAGAGCTGTGAAAAGTTCATCTGCCGCCTCGGAGGCTTCATCCACGAAAATAAGGTCCGGGGCAGTGAATCCCCTTACGGTCTTTTGAGTCCCTGGTAGGCTAATTATCCTGCTGCCGGTGCTGAATTGCAGAGTTAATTTATTCTCTTCTTCCAGCTCGGGTTTTGGCTTGATGCAATCCAGGGCATCAGCTACCTTGCGGAAATTCTCGGAGGATTGCCGGAGAGATGGAGATATGAGTAGGCAGAGACTCCGAGGATAGAACAGGGCTTGATGGAAGCATAGCAAAGAGGCGATAGATGATTTACCGTATTGCCTATGACATAGTAGGATTGCCCTTCTGTTGGCCGGATCAAGGATATTCTTCTGCTCCTCATCCAGCCTAACCGCCTTGCCTGCCTTATCTCGGAGGAGTCCATAGTCATGCACCCATCGGACCGGGTCCGCCTTATGAGCCTCCCATATCTCCAAGTCCTTACCGGATGGTGGGAGATATCGCCGGGCCTCTGCAAGCTCTTCCCTAACGGTTCTTAAGCTGGATGATAGAGCCATGGTCCCGGGTCTCCATCTGGCGGCGAAGTTCGGCTATCTCTTCCCGCAATTGCTTTATTTCGACATTCTCAAGATTTAGCTTATATGCAGCCATCCAGGTATTAAGTAGATATATAATTTTACCTAAATATTCAGGGTCCAATTCTAAATCTTTCCGCCTCATCCGGTTTATCAATCGTTGTGCATAAAGCAGTACATCGGATGGTTCACGCAGTCGGACGAAATTGGTTTTTTTATTTCCCTCCGCGCTGCCTTCTGATTTTTGTTTTTCATCCACCCCTAGGGGGAATTTGTGCTTTCTGCCCATCTAAGCCTGCCTCCGCTTTTTTCGGCGTTCTTGCGCCTCGCCGTCCCTCAGAAGATTGCGCCTGGCGGTCAGTCTGCTTTTTCCTTTCTTCCCCATTCACTATGCACCGCCGCAATAGCGCTTGATATCGGCCTCGGACATCCTTTGCAGATCTTTTAGATCGTTTCGTAAATTCTTGCACGCCTGCCAGTCTCTCCGGGATAAGTGGTATTTGGCCGCTTGCTTCTGGTTTTCCGGGTTATCCTCATCGACTCCATCCATTGAATGATCTTGATTCAAGAAATATCATCTCCTGATGTCGATTTTAGTCTTAAGTCAATTCGTTTAATCTCATCTGCGGCCTCTGCTATCGATTCTAAAAGCGATAGCCGCCGCTCTTGCAATTCTGATTTGTCCATGCTAAAACTATCCAAAAAAGTTTAATTTAATTTGGTTTGGGTGTCTGCCTTCGCAGGCTCCGGCTGCTGTCCACCACTCCGGCGGCAGGGTTCGCAGATATAACCGCCTGGGCCATGCACCACCAGAGGCTGCTCAAATTTCTGTCCACACGAGGCACATACATACCGGCCACTCCATGCTTTTACCTTCCGCTTGAACTCAGTTAAGCCGGGATCTTCAGATACGACACAAGGATTAGGAGAGGGAGGTTCGCCCTCATCCTCTCCACTCTCCACGGCCTGAGTATCCTTCGTCTCCAAAGTCTCCAATGTCACCAACGTCCCCAATGTCACCTTAGATTTTCCTATATTTTCCGTGGTGACGTTGGATACGTTGGATACGTTAGATACGTTGGATACGTTGGAGACATTAGAAAGGAGAAAGATGAATAGAGTATCTCTCCCTTTCCCATCTCTTTTAACCGTCTTGGTTTCGGCCACGCCGCTTTCGATCATTGTGGAGAGGTAATCCTCGAAGTCCGCGCTCTTGATCTTCAGGGTTCGCAGCACTTCCCGTTTACTCGCCTTGCCGTTGTGGTTCTTGAGATACATGGCTATCCGGTCTATCACATTCTTCTCTGCATTGGCTCCTACCAGTTCATAGACCGCTCTTGCAGTAGGCATGAAATAAGAATCCACAAGGCGGCAGGCTTCTTCTATGAACTCCAGCCGGATAGGCTTGGATACATCGAAGTCCGGCGAACCAAGCTCAAAGAGCATTCCAAGCTTTGTGACCATAGGCACAAGACGGGAATGTATCTGCATGGCGCTACCATCGCCCGAGAGAGTCCACTCCTCTTCCCTCGCCCGCTGCCATTCAGTGTAATAGCTGGCCGCATCAGAGCTGAAATGTAGGGCGGTGCATCCTGGAAGAGCAGCCATTTTATCAGCTATACCGGATAGCTGGCCTCTCACCACTTCCTCAAAGATGCTTATGGCCGCTGTTCCTTCCTGCAATGGCAACCAATTGCTTTTCTTACCTTGTGGGAAGAAGAATAAGAACCGGGCCATGAATCCAGAGAGAGTATCATTCTGCTCGGTATTGGCTCCTAGACTGGCATCAGTCGTTGCCCATAACAAGTTTAGATATGGATCATCAACTCTAAACTCGGTTTTGCTGCTCTTCCTTTGACTTGTTCTTAACTTCCTAAAGAAGGGCTTGCAGTCGTAAAGCTGCATGAGGGAGTCTTTGAATCCTCTCATATAGTCCTTCTTCATGAGAGACAGCACGCCTGCCGCCTCATCCCTGATCCATGTGGCATGATTGTAATCTGATAGATGCTCTGTGAACGCTTCAGGGCTAAACTCAGTGGGCACAAGAGAGGGCAACAGGTGAGATAGCACGCCGTTAAGCATCTGCTCGGTCATATCCACTACAGTGCTCTTCCTGGCGAGGCTTGACTTGCCATTGATCGAGATGTACAGATTAGGGTAAATGGTCCCCTGCTGCAGAGCCACTTTGATCTTCTTATCTGCCGCTACTGCCAGGGCAAAGAGACCGCCCGCAAACCAGTATTCGACATAAGCATCCGAGATATCAGCGCCGTAAGCCATGAACCGCTGAATGAAATGCTCTTTAGGTAGATTGCAGTCAAATTTCGGTCCATCTGGCAACGAATACGAATTAAGCTCATCCTCGGAGATCGTCTCCTCCGGGGCAGTGTCGTTGATAGGCTGCTCTGGTAATTCCCGAGGGCGCAGCTTACCAGCTTCCAGGCCCGATATGATAGTTGCCCGGGTCTCCTCCGGCTCCAGGCCCGCGGTGCTGGCGGCTGATGACAATGCCAACAGGACCTCGCCCTCATCAAGGGCTCCAGCCGCTACCAATTGACCTAAGGCAAAGGCAGAATCATTAAGCTGCTGGTTCCTGCTGCCTTCTGGAGTGCTTGCCAGGGCTCGGACCTCTTTTTCAAGAGCCGATGCCGCATATCGTCGCAGCCGGTCCGGGTCGGTCTCTATGCGTCTCTGGCGGGCCTCCATGGCGATGCTCTCCAGCTTTGCGGTGTTCTGCTCAATACGACTTGACTTCTTGGACAGCCTAAACTTTTTTATGATAGATCGCAGGTGCTCCGGTGTCACTTCGGCTATAGGTGCATCAACAACAATCTGGTAGGTTGAGCCTGATGGGTGGCGGCTTCCCGGCGCTACTGCCTGCCCGCCGGTTCCCTTGATGTCTCCGACGTGGATATAATAGCCGTTGGTGTCGGTCTGCTCGGGGTCGAATAGTCCGCCGCTCTGGATGGGCTCGGAGCATCGAAGGTAAAATTGTCTATGTCCCGGCCTGGATTCGACGGTTAGGGTCGAGGGGATCAGGTCAAGAACTCTCATCTCCTCCCATCGGGGCAGGTCGTCACTATCGAGGATGAGGAGATCCCCATATCCACCGACAGCACCAACATTCCCGCGGTGAGATGATAGGCAGGGGTCGGTGTAAGCATAATTTGCGGTCTCCGTCCATCCCCGCTCGAAGGGCTTCTTAAGGTCCTCTCCAGCTGATCCTAGCAGCACGAACCTGAAAGCCGGGTCTTGTAGCCTGGGGCAAATTTCGGCCATGCTCAAGCCTCCGGGGTGGTGCTGTCCAAGCTGCATAAGACTGCCTCGCCGGAGCTATCCAGGCCTTCATAGTGACTGCAAAAGCCGCTGTCATTCATGCAGGGAGACCATATGCAGAATTCAATGGGCAGGATCAGCATTTCCTCGCGGTAGGCTTCTATGGTCCTCATTGCGAACCGCCTCGCCTGCAATCCCTGGAGCGCCATAGCCGCTCGATGTCTGCCCTTTTGACCATGATCAGGTCATCACTCATTTTCTGGAGCCAAATAACTCTCTCATCAAAATTGATAAGTCTGCCTCGGATGGTCAAGCCGTCAGAGGTTGCTATTCCAATTACCGTGTTCGATAGTGTCTCTAATGGGTCGATAGATTTATCTATTGTAGTGCTGTTGTTCATGTAATCACTGTTCTACCTTAAATCACACCTTCCCGGCTCGTTTGCGGCGGGCCGGGGCATCCAGCATGCTCGGGGTGAGTCCGCAACTCGGCTATACAAGAATAATTATAATTATGTAGCTTAACTTCTTAATCCAAGCGCCATTATTCCCTTTTCGAGAATAAACCGCGTCGCTGTCCCTAGACTAGTCTCCTGGCGGGTTGCCAATCCTTCGATTATAGCTCTCTGCTCTTTTGAAAGTTTTAGACTTAGTGCTTCATTGAATTCTACTTTCTTCATTCTTTATCACCTTCTTATCGATTGACTATCAACTGATGATCGCAAAAAAAATAGCAGCCGGTGGATGAGGGCGAGTCCCGGCTGCGTGGAATGGTGGTGGTTTGGATTTATCATTATTATTGGAGCAATATTATTAGCAAGCTTGCCATTATTCTTTCTTCCATAGTAGTATAGTAGCTATTTTACTATTGAATCGATTGCCTTAAATAGTCGTAGATCTACATGTAGATCTATAAAATCATAATTAAACTGGATGCTTAGGCAGATTTGAAGCTAGAAAGGATTTATTTCTCCTCAATATAATACTGAAACTCAGATCTTCGCTACCAAGCGAACCATTTTTATTTTTCCTCTATTATCGTATATAGACCATGCCTTAATCCGGCCTGCCTTTTCCATGCGATTGACCGCCTTCTTGATGGAACTATAACTTGTGCTCTCTCCAGGGAAAAGCGTTAATTGGCGGTGAATTTCTTTTTGCTCCATGCCGCCGTTGCCATTGTTGCTTAAAATAAGGCAGATACGATCATCTAGGAATTTGGTCTTATGTTTCCGGGAATTGTGTTTAATGTAATCGTTCTTGTGCTTCGGGTCAAACCGGCGCTTATTCCTGGCATAGCTAAATGCCTCCCTCTGGCCGTTCTCCCAAATGGTAATCTGCTGTTTATTTACGCGTGGTTTATCCCCCCTCCTGGCAGCTCTCCAGTAATGGATGTATTCGTTTATTTCTCTCTCAGATCCCCCATTCAGTTCTCTTAGCTTCCAGTCACTATCACCTTGGGCCTCGGGCTCTTCCCTTGTGACCATGTTAAAGTAATTCTCCATCGCACGATAAGCGGAATTTGAAGCTAGAAGACCACAGCCGGAGCATTCCTTTTCGTATCTCTGGTTATACCGAACCAGAGCGCCGCACTCATCACATTTTAAGTCATACTCTTCTGCAACTACTTGCCCGCCTTCTCTATATGGCACTCCGGTTAGTGGATTGTTAAGAGGTTCGACCACATCAACGGCCTGATTGACCTTACATCTCCAGCTCCCAACAGATCCCCTAGTTAATCTCCGCCGAATGCTTAATCTGTCGCGGTCTAGCCTTTCCTTGTGGGTTTGTGTATGTGGTGCATTTCCCACGAAACAAATTTCGGTTTTATATGTAGTATCTGAGGTTTGGGTGAGCTTATGATATCCGATCGTAAGATTAACTGATTCTACTACAACAATGTTTGAGCCGCACAAAGAACATTTTAAGTCTTGTGCGTCGGTCACCATGTAACCCTTTTCACATAATGGGCAATAGACAAGTATGCCATCGCGCCTCGGGTGACGCTGGTATATGTTCCTCTTATATGCCGGGGCAGGGGGCAGTTCCTCCGGCGGAAAATGGAGAAGCTCGCGAGATTGCTCAGGCTTGTCTTTACGTCTTGCCTTTATTTCTGGTGGTCGCCTATCGCTAATTTCTCTGAAGGGGAAAAATATATCCCCCTCTTGAAGATTGTTTGGGTAGTCATTGCCATTAACCAAGTTTAGCCATTCTGCCCATGTTATTGGTAGCCTATGCTGTAGCAGTGCCGGGGCCTTCCGCCGCTGGCAAAGCCTTTCACGGGTTGGAGCATCTCTCGATCTCAGAGGGCCGGGGGCAGTGTACTTGGTGAAAGCTGGAATTGG